GAGGGTAAAGTCAGCCCTATTATTTGTAGTCAGCAAGGAATTCGTGAGGGCGATTCACCACTCGGAAATGATGCCAAAGTACATAGAACCCGCCGCCCGAGACGTAGCAAGAATTGAAGCGGCACTTAAGAACGGTGTGTGGAATCCCATCCAAGGCCCACTGTGCAAGTTTTGTTCAGTCAAAACGTGTGAGTACAACAGGAATTAATATGCGCCCTATTTACGAAACAGCCCAAGACAGGATGCGTGAGCAAGAAGTTCATACCTACATAATGGATACTTTGGACTGCGACTTCGTGCAAACCGACACGCTTGGGAATATAGATGGGTTCATTTGCTACAAAGACGGCAGACCGGCGGCGGCATGTGAAATCAAAACTCGCAGGAACGCAAGTGACAAGTACCCTACGTATATGCTCAGTGCGAACAAATGGCGTAATGGTTTGGTCATAGCCGAGCAATACAATATACCCTTCGTCTTAATTGTTAGGTTTACTGATGGCATATTTGCCGTAAGTTTGGGAAAATCGTACAGGCCAACCCAAGGTGGACGGTATGACCGAGGTGACGCCAAAGATATTGAAGAGTGCATTTACATACCCATGGAAAAGTTTCACAAAATTTAGGAGTTAACATGCCCTACGTAAATAAACCCCGCCCCTACAAAAAAGAATATCAACAACAAATTACAAGAGGAGAAGCCAATGAACGGCTTGAGCGTCAACGTGCACGAGAATCAATTGACAAGAAGAGTGCCGACCGAAACAAAGACGGACGTGCTGATGTCCGCGAAGGAAAAGATGTTGCGCATATCAGAGCTTTATCTAAAGGGGGCACTAACAAAGACGGAGTCAAACTCCAGTCGCCCTCAGCTAATCGCTCGTTCAAACGTGGCTCAAACCACAAAGTCGTATCAGAAATCAGCGCAAAAGAACGCAAGAAAAAATGAACCTATCAGAGTATACGTGGCCTCGTCCCCCGGGATTCACACCGTTCGAACATCAGAAGACAACAGCAGAGTTCCTTACAACAAACCGTAGGGCATTTTGCTTCAATGAGCAGGGTACAGGTAAAACCGCATCAGTAATTTGGGCAGTCGACTACCTCATGATTCTTGGATTAGTGAAGCGTGTATTAGTTATCTGCCCTTTGTCAATCATGAAGTCGGCTTGGCAGAACGACTTGTTTAAGTTTGCCATTCACCGAACCGTATCGGTTGCTTACGGAGCCGCACGTAAGCGCAAAGAAATTGTAGAGGCTGGCGCTGAGTTCGTCATCATTAACTTTGATGGTGTCGGCATCGTCAAGAAAGAAATCATGGCGGGTGGGTTTGACCTCATCGTAGTGGATGAAGCGTCAGCCTACAAGAACGCACAGACCGAGCGTTGGAAAGACTTGCGTGATCTAACAAAAGTTATCAAAGGCCTGTGGATGTTGACGGGAACGCCCGCCGCGCAATCGCCTGTGGATGCTTACGGATTGGCAAAGCTTGTAAACCCAACACAGGTATCACCTTTCTTTGGTCAGTTCCGAGATACAGTGATGATGAAGCTCACCATGTACAAGTGGATACCGAAGCCGACTGCAGAGTTAATTGTGCATAAGGCATTGCAACCCGCGATTAGGTTTGAAAAAGCCGACTGCCTCGATCTGCCGCCCGTTACATTTGTTGAACGAGATGCACCATTGACTCCGCAGCAGATTAAGTTCTACAACATACTAAAGAAGCAGATGCTGATTGAGGCCGCTGGTGAAGAAGTATCAGCAGTCAACGCCGCCGTTCAAATTAACAAACTCTTACAAATAGCTGGAGGTGCGGTGTATACGGATACGAACGAAGTCATTGAGTTTGATGTAAGTAACAGGCTCAACGTGGTACAAGAAGTGATTGAAGAGTCAAGCCACAAGGTGCTTGTGTTTGTTCCGTTTACGCATACGATTGAATTACTTAAGAAGCATTTAGTAAAACACAACATTACATGCGATGTGATTAACGGCTCGGTGTCAGTCAACAAACGCTCAGATATTGTTAAACAGTTTCAAGAGCAACCTGAACCAAAAGTATTAATCATTCAACCAAAGGCGGCATCACACGGGTTAACACTAACCGCCGCCAATACAATCATTTGGTATGCTCCATGCACAAGTGTTGAAACATACTTGCAAGCCAACGCACGTATCGACCGCCCCGGGCAAGTCAACAACATGACTGTGGTGCACATCAAGGGTAGTCCTATCGAGTCCAAGATGTACATGATGCTTCAGGGCAACATTAACAACCATCAGAAAGTAATTGATCTATACAAGCAAGAAATTTCTTCGGAAACTATTGACAATGTAAAAAGTTAGAATATAATTAGATTTGTGCGGTAGTGATGGATAACGGGTTAGCGCCGTTATAGGACCTCCATAGTTGGTGATACACACTGCTTTATGTGAACCGTCATTACCGCACGCCTTATAACCATTAGGAGAATCAGATGGACGAAGACACAGCTACCCCCGTAGATTTGGACAAGCTGACCACAATCTATATCAAGATCAGAGACAAGCGTGCCGACAACAAGCGCATGTTTGAAGCTGAAGACAACGACCTCAAAGAGCAGATGGAAGTGTTAGAAGCACAGATGCTCGATGTATGCAAAGACATGAATGCCGACAGCATTCGCACCCCACACGGCACAATCATTCGATCGGTAAAGTCACGGTACTGGACGAACGATTGGGATTCAATGTACGACTTCATAGAGGAGCACGGTGCATTTGGCCTGTTGGAGAAGAGACTTCATCAAACAAACATGAAGGATTTCCTCTCTGAGAATCCCACAGTTCTACCACTTGGCCTCAATGTGGAGAATTCTTATTCCGTGGTTGTTAGACGTTCTAAGGAAAAATGAAATGAGTAATCTCACTCTCATAAATCAAGACCTCCCCGACTTCCTGCAAACCGCAGGTGTTAGTGAGCTTACAAAGCAACTCGCCGGTAAGTCCGGTGTTAAACGCATCGTACCTAAAAACGGAATCTTCCGTAAGACGGTCGGTGGCGAAGAGATGGGCAAGATCAAGGGTAGCCTAAACGCTATTGTTGTTAACGCCTCACCACATGTTGGTCGTATCTTCTACGCAAAGACATGGACTCCTGATGCCGAGCCGACTGCGCCCGACTGCTTCTCTAATGACGGGCGTACACCCGATGCAAGTGCGGCTAACCCACAAGCTGAGCGTTGCGACAACTGCCAACAGAACATCAAAGGTTCAGGTATGGGCAACTCTAAGTCTTGCCGTTACTCGCGCCGTATTGCGCTTGTGTTGGAAGAAGACTTTGGCACTTCACTGCAAGGCGAGGTCTATCAAATGAACTTGGCTTCCAAGTCACTGTTTGGTGAAGGTGCAGGGGACAACACCCATACGTTTGAAAACTATTCTAAGTATTTGTCTAACAACGGCAAGAGCTTGGACTACGTTATTACGCAGATCAGCTTTAACGAAGAGAACGACAATCAATCCGTGTTGTTTACGCCGATTGGCTACATTAACAAAGCGCAGTACGCTGTGACTAGCGAAGTAGCTAAGAAGCCTGAAGTGCTGAAGATGGTCGTTATGACACCGTACCAAGCAGACATGGCGGGTAAGCAAGCCAAGTTGGACGCGCCTAAGCCTCTGGGCAAGATGTTTGACGAAGACGAAGCAAAGGCAATGGCTAAGACCAAGGCCGAGTCTTCTATCGAGGAGCCGACTAAGCGTGAAAAGAAAGCCGAGCCGAAGCCCACTGTCAAGAAAGACCTTGACTCTGTGGTGAAGGCTTGGAGTGACGAGGATTAAATATGCCCTACGGTTACAGCCAAAGCTTGGTGTACGCAAATAAAAAGGCAAGCATTAAGTCTTTGGGTGTGGCCTTGGGTCGTGTTTGTATTCGTGCAGACATTAGCGTTAGCGAAGTTGCAGAAGCCTTCGGGGTAACTCGGATGACTATTTACAATTGGTTCAAGGGGGATTCTGTCCCCTACCATAGCTACGACAAAGCCATCAACGACTACATAACTAATACCCAAGCCACCAATAAAATAAAGTAAAACATGTCATCTTTCGATCTGCTAAATACGGTACTGCCACCGGAAGGGCGCTACTGTGTGATGGGGATTGGTAAGTATCCTGACCAGAATTTTGTAGATACTAAGGAAGAGGTTGAAGAGTTAGCGCAGCAGTTTGTTTCACGAAAGATTGACGTATTCTTTGGATGCGCCAAGTATGGTTCGTTAAATAACCGCACTCATGAAAATGCAAAATACTTCCGTGCTCTGTGGATGGACATTGACTGTGGCCCAACCAAAGGTGTACCCGACAAAAAAGGCATTATCAAAGGCTATCTCGATCAGCAGATTGGACTCGATGAGTTCAAGAAGTTCTGCATTGCGGTCGGCTTACCAAGGCCAATACTAGTAAGTTCCGGTTACGGCATACATGCGTACTGGTTACTAGAAGAAACAGTGTCCCGCCGAGAGTGGGAGCCACTAGCCAATCGGCTTCGTGAGTTGTGCGTTGAGCAAGGGTTAATTGTGGACTCCTCAGTCTTTGAGGCTTCACGTATCCTGCGCATCCCCGGCACATTCAATTTCAAGCAGGAAGAGCCCAAAGAGGTAACAGTACTAAATGAGCTGACGCCTCGCATGACATACCAAGAAGTTAAAGACTTGCTTGGTGCGCCTGAACCAAAGGACGATGTACCTGACTTTATCCCGCGCTCAATGAGCCCGATGATGGAAGCACTGATGGGTAACAAGGTCAAGCGGTTTAAGACGATCATGATGAAGGGTGAAGGTGGGTGCGCCCAACTTAACCACTGCTTTGAAAATCAAAACGATATTGAAGAACCATTGTGGCGATCCGCTCTTTCTATTGCAGCTTTCTGCGTAGATGGAGACAAAGCCGCACATAAACTGTCGAACAAGCATGATAGCTACGACCCCGTACAAGTTGACAGCAAAGTTAACAATCTACGTAGCAAGGGTGGCCCGCATCACTGTGCGACATTTGCAAAACTCAATCCGCAAGGTTGTGAGGGTTGCATCCATAGAGGCAAAATTAAATCGCCCATCATGCTCGGTGTTGAGATTGAAGAAGCCGAAGCAGAAGATAACGAATATGCCGTCGAAGATTCAGACGGTGAGGTTGAGATACAGCACATACCAGAGTACCCGTTTCCGTTTTTCCGTGGTAAGAAGGGTGGTGTCTACATTCGCCCCGAAAGCGAAGATGATGAAGCCGAGCCCAAACTTGTGTACGAGCATGACTTGTACGTGGTCAAACGCATGCGTGACCCTGAGCTTGGTGAGATAGCTTTGTTTCGTTTGCACTTACCGCACGATGGTGTCCGAGAGTTCAGCATCCCTACGATGGGTATCTCTTCACCTGATGAGTTGCGCAAACAGTTGGCACATAACGGCGTTGTAGCCCACAAGTCACAGTACGAATTGCTTGCAAGGTATGTTGTTTTCTTTATTAAAAATTTGCAATACATTAAAAAGGCAGAAACCATGAGAACTCAGTTTGGTTGGGTAGAGGTGAACAGTAAGTTCATCCTTGGCGATAGAGAGATTACAAAAGACGGAGTATTTTACAGCCCGCCGTCAAGCGTTACAAAAGATATTGCCGGAAAGTTAATCACTAAAGGCACGATGGAGAAGTGGAAAGAAGCGTTCAACATGTACGCTAGACCGGGGCTTGAACCCCATGCGTTTGCCGCACTCACGGCATTTGGCTCACCACTGTTGAAATTTACAGGTCTTGAAGGCGCGATCATTAACGTGATTCACCCTGAGTCTGGTTCAGGTAAGTCGACAGCGTTGTTTATGTGCAACAGTGTGTATGGTGAACCCAAAGGGTTGACCTCTATGTACAAAGATACATTTAACGCAAAGATGCACCAGCTAGGCGTAATGAACAACTTGCCTAATACTATTGACGAGATTACCAACCTGAGTGGCATGGAGTTCTCTGACTTGGCGTACAGCATCAGCCAAGGCCGAGGCAAAAACAAAATGAATGGGCAGACCAATACGTTGCGTGTTAACAACACTAGCTGGCAGGGTATGACTTTGTGCTCGGCAAATGCCAGCTTCTATGAAAAGCTAGGTGTGGCAAAGAATACGCCCGATGGTGAGTCCATGCGTCTGCTTGAGTACAAGATCGAACCCAACGGCATCATTGAGGTGCAAGAGGGTAAGCAGATGTTTGACCACCAACTGCGCGAGAACTTTGGTCATGCCGGTGATATATACATCCAGTGGCTTGTCAATAACTTGGAAGAAGCAATAGCCTTAGTGCGCAAGATTCAGGCTCGGCTTGATAAGGAAGTTCAGTTTAATCAGAAGGAGCGTTTCTGGTCAGGTGTGTCAGCATGTAACATAGCTGGTGGTTTGATTGCGTCTCAGTTGGAACTGCACAACTACGATATGAGGGCGGTTTACGACTGGCTCAAGGGTATGCTCGGCGAGATGCGGTTTGAGATACAAGCACCAAACTCAACACCCGTCACTATCCTCGGTGAGTTTGTTAACGCTCATATTAATAACGCTTTAGTAGTAAATGGTGAAGTCGATGCTCGTAGTAACTTGCAGTCCATGCCCATGCTCGAGCCCCGTGGAGAGCTGCTCATACGCTACGAGCCAGATACCAAAGAACTATTCATTGCGGCCAAACAATTTAAAGATTTTTGCGTGAAACAGCAAATCAACTACAAGACCACCTTGAAAGAGTTGGGTAACGCCAAGATTTACTTAGAGGGTGTGAACAAGCGAATGTCCAAGGGCATGAAGGTTGTATCCCCCGCAGTACGGGTGCTGAAGTTTGACGCATCAGCCACCGAGTTCTTACAGATGGACGCCCTTGTAGCTACAGATGAAAATCGAGACGGTAACGTATCAGATTGACTGGTCTAAGTTCCGGCGCGGCTATTCTTTCTTTGTACCCTGCATTGACGAGAAGGCCGCCCGGGAAACAATTGTTGCAATAAGTAAACGGCTAAAAATGGCTACTGTTACGAAAGTAGTTATAGAAGAAGGCATAAAAGGCTTGCGTGTGTGGCGAGTTTGAGCTACACTAAACCTTGAGATTTTCCTGAGTTGGTTGCTACTCTCCTTTTATCCCCGGCTAATCACCGGGGATTTTTTTCGGCTTTACGTTTAGCCGCCATCTCTTCGGCGCGTTTGTACAAACGATCCTCAAGCGTACTTACAGCATCTTCAACTATTACAATATTTTTCTTAGTAAC